CGACTTGACCAATTTTTCTATACTAAACTATGTTAATAACTATCTGATTTACAACGATTTAACATATATCGAGACCTTGACCTCATTAACTAACTCAAAAAATTTACCGAAGTATTGTTCTTTGTTAGGATTAATATTTTGCGCAGATAGCTGTCGCGGCTTTTTGTGGGTTCTGTATTTATCATACTTTTACTGTAATCGGTGAGTTTGTCAAATACCCGCTTTTCAATTTTAACGATGTCATTGAAACCTAATCGTGGTATGACTCAACCCACTCAGGCACAACAAACTCGCCGTCACAGTCAGAGAAATAACAAATCAAATCAGAGCCGAACACTATATGCACGTCTGTATATTTCTCACTCCGCGTTGTCATATATGTTTCCTATCACGCGCCAAAACCTGTTCACCTCGTGGTCGCAGAGCAACGTACTGGTGTCGTATCGCTTAAATTCAAGACGAAACGCGCCACGGGTAAAAAGCACTTTGCGATTGTCTTTGTATTTCGGCTCGTTGCCGTGGCAATCAGATACAAGTTGCAAGATGTCACCTTCGTATATGTCTGTACCGTTGACATCTTCAAAACCTGAGTACATTCCAATCGTTTTGGGGTCAACATTATGGTAGAATTGCACACCTTCTGACTTGCAAAAGCTGATTACAGCCTCCGATTGGTGCGCAGCTGTCTTGCTTATAATGATAAACCCATCAGAAATATCAACAAGTGAGCCATAGACCCACTCTCCTGATTGTAAGTCTTTACCTCTGTATATCATTCTTTGTGGCTGCATGGTTTTTATTGATTTTAATCCCATTTGCAATTTATATATGCAGCAACCTCAACCAATTCTGTGCAGTCTAAAAATACGTCAGAGTAGAACTTCTTTAGTCTATCTGTGTCTACCTTATGCCGTGCTTTTGGTGGGCATATTTCACAGCAAACGAAATCGGTGCGGTATTTTTCTATTTTATTAGATTGCATCGCTTTGAGAATTTGGCTGCGCAATTCACTGCGGAGGTTTTCAATCTTTTTAACTCTGCCTCCGTATTATATAAATGGAGGAGTAAATCATCAAGATGCGGGTCTTGATGATGGTGGGGGGGGGGTAATTCATTGTATGTTAATAATTTAAGTTATAATATTCTCTAATGATATGGTATAATTCAGTAAGTGACACAAGAAGCAAGTGTGGTTTGAGATAGTATTCAAGTGTATTATCAACACCAATACCACTTGTAAACCATTGCTTGGCATCGCTCCATTGCATCCACGAATACGCCATATTGCGGTCGTACTTATCGGCTATTTTGTCGAGCGTGGTGCGATGCTGAATATCCTTGCGGATTAAGTCAGCCACATTGAGATAAAACCCTGCGAGTTTTCGCACTTGCTTTGTGTGATTGCTTACCATAACATAAGTAGTGGGCGGTGGGGGTGTCGAACCCCCACAACTAACCTTCAACAAAAAAACTCTATTTAATTAAATTTAGTTTACCGCCCTTGTAGGGGCGCGTGAACTACGCCCCACAGTAAAAATGAAAAATTGTCAACCTCTCTTGGTCAACGTTTATCTTTTCTTGCGGCTTCTGCCAATATCTTGGTGTTAGCTATTGGCACTCGCTGCGTATATTCGTTTTGCTTGCCACGATTGCAACAGACCTCGAAAAACGGAATTTTGTGTTTGGCTTTAAGTGGGTAAATACCAACGCCAACGCTGTAATCAAAGTCTGAGAACATATAGCGTACATCGAGCTCGGTAAGCCGTTGTGGATGTTCACCACGTGGGCTAAACCAAACTTTGCCGTCAACATCGTATTGTGGCTTTGTAATCCACTTAAAAATGTTACCACCAATATCAATCGTCATAAATTCACATATCCTCATGATCAATCATCTTCGTGTTGAATTGGCTTGTCAAAGTAATGGCTGCGGTCAATACCAATAAAATTAACTCTCTTTTTGGTTGTGGTTTGCCTCATGTAATTTAACGCCGCTTGGCAGGCGGCTTGGGTACGAGCTTCTTCGTAACGAGTGTATTCAAAACCGAACATTGCCTTAGTAGTTCGCGGTCGGCTGTTCGTGTTGAACTCGCTAACCTTATTTTGATTTTGCGCGTGATTGAGAGCATCATTGTTGCTGTCGCATTGCTGATTGTTACCATTATCAGCCTTGATATTTTTTACTTTTGTCATAATTCGCCTTAAATATTCTGTATTCGATTTCTTTGCGGCGTTGGGCTTCAGGGGATAAGGAAGAGGATGCCATAACGGTTTGAATATTCTGCAAATCCCTAATGGCTTGTGGGTCACCTTCGGCAGCTTTGGCTTTTACACGTTGGCGATAAGCCTCAAATCCACCGTTTTCAATTATCGGTTCTTTTGTTTCATTTTCGAGTTTAGATTTCTCTTGCTCTCGATATCCAATGATTTTCTCATCGCGTTTGATGTCGTAATCTTTAAACCATTTCATCACAATGTTAACGTCAAGCCGCTCATACAATTGCTCGTTGAGAATTGCATTTTGCAAGCAATCTTTGACTTCGGGGATTGTGTAATACCAATACTCGTGAATTATCAAATCGGCTGTCTTAGCAACTTGCACATCGTTCATGTTGCGGCTAATGTTGAGCGATTTCACAACATCAATAAGCGCAATGACGATTATTGCTCGCGCTCCGGCTATTCCCAACTCTCGTTTGATATCTGCAATCGTAGCGCAAGGGCGTTTAATTGTAGCAATGACATCACGCGGTTGGATGTCCTGATAATACTGCGTTGGCGAGGTCTTCAAGTTTTGCAATTCCTCGCTGTTGGTGCGTGTAGTTAGTGAGTTGTCTTTCATTTTTCAATGGGAATAATCCTTGGTAGTTGTTAGCGATTGATTGCTCCACAATAGCCGCAGCAACTTGCGCATCGCCGCGAGATAGTTCAACTAAACGCTTGTACATGGTTTTTACACCTGACTGCGTATAGCTGCATTTCCGCTCCTTCTTGTAATTAATCCATATAGAAACCGTCTCAATATACCTTTTATCAACAAAATCTAAATCGAGCGGTTGTTTCTTTGGGCGTTTGGCGGCAATGGCGGCATTATATCCGTCAATGTACGCCTGAGTAACGTCTGTGTGGCTCAGAGCGTAATCTGCCGCGGTGTCTTGTAGAGCCTTCATTTTCGCATATTTGAGGGTGAGAAATTTTTACAAACCTTTTTGAAATATGGGCAGGATGTTGTGCGTTCTGTCTTGTTGAATATTATGTACGGCATGGGAATTTCCCACCATTTGACATTTCGCATATAGCGTTGGCAGGATGTTTTCAATCGGCATTTGCCACCGTTGCATAATTCGCCGTTAGCAAATAAGTCGCTCCTGTACCGCTCCATAATAGCTTATTAGGATAGCATCGGCAATTGCTAATGTGACTTTTGTTTTAGGAAATAGCGATTGTGCCTTTGCTTTGAGGATGTTCTTCCATTCGGTTTTTGTCTTGTCGCTACTCTTGCCGAGTTGGTAGTGCCTTTGCCACTTCTGCGGCGTGACGGTTATTGTTGAGATACCCGCCGCGAGTAACGCCATTTCAAGCCAACCGAAGTTCTTACCAAAGTTAAACATTGCCATACCGCCTTGTCCGGGCATACCACCAACTTTTTCAAGGTAGCAGATTGCGTCATCTGCGTGGCTGTGCAATGCTTCGTATATATCTAACGGAGTGTCGGGCATCTTTATGACGTGAGTTAATTCACCGTCAGTAATGATTGCAATGCCACCGTTAGTTCCGGGGTCAATTCCAATTATGTGTTTTGCCATAGGATAGCTTTTAACAAACGTGGCTATATTCGCATATAACCACGTCCACGAACCTTGTAAAAAACTTTACTTTGTAGAATATTATAATTAATCAATCTTAATTTCTTCGTATTCAATCTCTTCATCGAACCCATCATCTTTAGGCTTGTCTTGCTCTTTGTACCATTCTTTTTCAACCTTGCTGTCATAGTCGAGCATGGCTTCGATGGATTTGAGTTTGCTCTCAGAGATATTTGATTTCGGGCAAAGTTTAAAGCCACGGCGAAGCGCGGTCTTCTTTGCCATTTCAAGATAGTCGCTATCCCACGGGCTTGTCTTGCTTGATGACACAGATGCACTGCGCTTCTTGACCAACTCGATTTCCTCTTTATTAAGAGTGTCAAAAAGCTCTGTGCCATCAGCAAGCAAGATATAATAATAGCACCCGCAGAAGGTGTCTACCGTGCGGTTGCCCCATGGATCGGGATGATGTTTAATATAGCCATTAGTACCGTGAACAATATCGAAGTCATCCCCACGAAATACTGCGTGGGCTTCAGCTTTCTTTGCAATGCCGTTGTTAACGAGGATATCAATCAACCCCATGTACGATGCCATGAAAGTAATTTTACCTTTGAACGGCACTAAGTAACCCAACTTTAAAACTGGGTTGAGCGTTAAGCCTGTCAATGCCACATTCTTTATCGAGTCGATAAGTGCATTGGGGTCGTTTTTTGCGCACGTGATTAAATAGGGATTACCCATCATCGCCTGCGCCACAAAGTTCACTTCTTTGCTAAAAATCCGTTCACCTTCCGCATGGTCGGCAAATGCCGATAAAAAAGTTTTTTTGGATGCAGAAAAACATCCCGCAAGGTCTTTTAACTGCGGTGGAAGTGACGTTAATCGTTCTTGTTGTTTAGCCGGTGCTTGCTGTACTGCCGCTTGTTCCGGCTGTGCTTGTGCGTCGTTAGTCATTGTAGTAGTTGATAAGTTTGTTTTTCTCAAAAGACGGAGTTTCAGCGGTCATTATTCGGCGACCACGGAAACCCGGTTGTATCATAACCTCAGCACCGGGGAATTTGCCATGCTGAGTGCAGTAAATATGCTGTTCGAGTAGTTTGGAGAATTTTAATGCTCCACATCCCATCTCAACAATTTCGTCATTAAGTGAGAAGCCCCAATTGTCAGCGCAAACCATTACTGCATCATAGGGTGGTTGTTTCTGTTGCATAACCCAATAGAAAGATTTCCATTTGCCTGTAATCTCGTGGCAAAAGAATTGGTAAAATGCAGCAGAAATATCATAGCCAAACTTGATTATCGCTTTGGCTATTGTATCCTCATGAAGGTCATCAATCGCAAGTGTTTTCCAATCTATGATTTTTGATTTTGTTTCCAAATCGGGGCGAAATTTGAACTTTGCACCTTCGTATTCGCAAAAATGACTTATCTCAGCTGTCCCCCATTTAAGGACTTGGCGAACTTGTTTTGATGTCTCTCCGCAATTGTGGAGAAGTTCATTCACCATTTTTTCAATCAGTTCGATTTTTGCCTGAGATGTCGGGAATTTCCCTGTATGCTGCGATTTGGCAAATTCGAGTGCAATCTGATAAGCCTTAGTCCCTGAGCCATACGGTTGACCTGTCTTCATGTTGATTGGCGGGTCAAATACGAATAATTCGTTGCGGAACTGAGCTAAATCACCTGTATTCGCCATGCTCTCCATTGCCGAGTGGAATAGAGAACCGATTTCAGCACTTTCGGGATTGATTTTGCTCTCGTCAGGATTGTCAAAACACCATTTGGCGAATTTGGGCGATACAAGATAATGTTTAAGCTGGGTGCTTGATAAATAATCTTTGTACAATTCGCCGCGATGATATTCTTCATTCGGAAGATTATATATTGTGCTTTCCATTCCAAATTAAAAAAAACGCGGTGACCCACTTAACTTTGCAAGAAACAGTCAGAAATATATCTGTGGAAGCCACCGCGTTGTATATGTTGTAATTATTTTGAACAGTTTAAAAATCCAACGATAAAGTTGAATTGTCATAGAATTACATTATATAGGTCGCTATATAATCAGCGCATACCCATTGTAGCACACGTTGGTATGTTACGTGCATGATGTCGAGTCCGTACTCGCATCATTTTATTTCATATCCAATATTTCAATGTTCTCTTTTTGATAAAATCATTTCAAAATACCCAAATATCTCAGCACATCATCGCGCGAGAATTGAAGGTACTTACCTACTTTGGTGTGGGGAATTTTGCACGACTTGGAATATAAGGTTTTGACCGAGCAACCTATTAACTTGGCGGTCTCAGCAGCAGAGAGAAATGTATTACGTTTCTCTTGCAGTGCATCGTCAATCATATCGTGCATCTCGTTTTTGATAACATTACGGAATGCTTCGGTTATCGCTTCCAAGTCTTCATTCGTCAACATGGTAGTAAGTTTTATTTTTTGAGCGTTACTTTAACGAATTTAAAATACTTGTCAACATCAATTGAATATCGCATACCGTCCTTTCGCGGGTACGTTCTTCCGTAATAATAGATGCGACTCTTTAGGTTGTCTGCTTGCTTCGCATCCGTACATGGGAGCAACAATGTATCCCGCTTTGACATTACATCCAAATGATATTTTAATGTCGACATTTTCTCTCGCTGAAATTTTAACACTTTTATGTTTGCAAAATGTAAAGCCGACAACTAATTTTGTACTGAGAATTAATAAGATAGCTACTTTTGAGCTGTCGGCTATTCCTATGTCTTTTTCGCTATAATTTTCTTTTTCCGATGCAAATATATAGCGAATATCCCAACTTTCCAAATATGTTTGGGTAACAGACAAAGTATTAACAATTTTTATTAGTTTATTCGCTATGGTTAATGAGAAAAACAAAGCCATATCTTTGGCAATTGCCGATAGAGTTAGAAAATTCGCCAACGAATGTGGGCATAATAACTCCACTATTGATAAGGCTCTAAATAAAGCCCCCGGATATATCGCCAAAACTCCAAGCATCAGTGCAGAAGGGTTGGCACAACTTATTCAACAATTTCCTGAATTGTCTATATATTGGGTGCTGCTTGGTGACGGTGATATGCTTATTCATACAAACGAGTTAAATGGTGATAGTTGCCAAGACAACAACGAACCCACCGAAAATGTTGAGTCGAATGAAGATTTTCCTGAAATTGGAGAGGTCGAGGATTATCAAGCCATGAGCTATCATCGCAACACTCCTGACTACGTAGACAAACTGCTTGATTTACTAAAAACAAAGGATGCGCAAATCTCTACTTTACTTGAAATGTTAAATAGAAAATGAGCTGTGATACTAATGTGATACCAATGTGATACCGATATTCTGAAAATATTATAAACCAATCAATTAAAAGTAAGGTTCAAACCCCTCCGAGGTCACAAAGCCACCTTACACCGAGGTGGCTTTTTGGCATTTTCAGGGTCTATGTGTCGGGTTAATAGGCTGTTATGGCTATAAAATTGGCATTTTACACCTTTTAACGCTATTTCGGTTTATCCCGATTTATCCCGATATTTCCCGATTATGTGATACTAATGTGATACCGAGTGTGATACCACCTTACATAATCCAATCAAAATGACTAACTACCCAACTGTGAGGCTTGTGTTTGACCGAAAGCACCAAGCCACGAAAACAAAGTTGGCACTCGTCCAACTTGAAGTAACCTATCAGAGAAAACGAAGATATTTCTCGACGGGCATCAGACTGTTCTTCGACCAATGGAAGGACGGTAAAGTTATACGCAATATCCACTTATTAGATTACAATGAGAGCTTACAAGTGCAATATAATCGAGTTATTACGTGGATAAATGAGCTTTCCATCAAGGGTGAAGAGTTTAACTTTGACAAACTCGCTCGCTTCATGATCGCCGATGAACGGAAGGTTGACAACTTCATCGAGTACGCTGAGAACAAAATCAAAAACAGGGCTGACTTGCGTTTATCGACAAAGAAGACGCAGCTCAAACTTATTACTGTACTGAAACAGTATGGCAAAATCAAGTATATGACAGATTTGAACCGCTCGAACATACTTGCATTTGACAATTGGCTGCACGACCGCAACTATGTTCAGGCTACTGTGCAATCGTATCACAAGACGATGAAGACTTATGTTTATCTTGCACTTAATGAGGAACTGATTGACAAGAACCCATATCAAGGTGTGAAGATTGACCGCGGCAAATCTCGTATTCGCAAATACCTGACGCAACCTGAAATTAACCGTTTGGCGGCTGTAAAACTCACCATGCCAACGGTTGACAGAGCGCGTGACTTGTTCTTGTTTCAATGTTATACCGGCATGGCATACGCTGATTTGGCGAAATTTGATTTTTCCCAAATTATCGAGCGTGACGGCAAATATATTATACACGATGTGCGCAAGAAGACAGACGAGGATTTTTACATTGTCTTGCTATCTCCTGCGTTGGAAATTCTCAAGAAATACAATTACAAGTTGCCTGTAATCAGCAATCAACAATACAATATGCGTCTGAAGGTAATTGCTGAAGCTGCTGAAATCAATGTAGCACTATCATCACACATGGCAAGGCACTCGTTTGCTGTGTGGTGTTTGAATAATGGATGTAGTATCGAAACTCTCGCTGAAATGATGGGTCACACTAATATTCAAACAACACAAATCTACGCCAAGGTACTTAACGAGTCTGTTGAAAAAGAGTTTGACAGGCTTGAAAATCTGCTGAAACAGAAGTAAATTTGTTAAAAAACTATAAATAACGAGCCTCGAAACGTTGTTTTTGAGGCTCTTTTTGTGTTTGCCCCATTTTTTGCCTATTTTGTGCAAATTTCATTTATCCCGATATATCCCGATATATCCCAAAACATTTATATAATTTGAGAAAATGAATATGTTAAATTTACAATAAGTACTCTATAAATCAACTGAAATTCAAAAATTTAAACTTTGTTGAAAATACAATATCTTTGGGGTTCACAAATTCTGTTAAAATTTAGGGACTTATTGTACAAACTACAATATCTATTTTTTGTATTACAAGAATTTTGTAAAATATTGATATATAGCTATTTGCAAATTTTCTGTAATACAAGAATTTTGCGATTTTTGGCATTTGTTTTTTTGAAAAGCGTGAATTATCTTTGTCGCAAATTTAAAGTAACCCTATGGCAAATCTACGGATACCGATAAAAACAGCCGAATTAGCTATAAGCGCAGGCTCTCATGAATTTGAGTGCTTCGCTTTTGCTGTGTTGGTCAAATTGACCTATGGCTCGTCATGTATCCATAACGCCACAGTCAGACGTTGTAAGGCGTTATTTGGCATTGGGTCTACTAAGATGTCGCGTATATTACGGCATGGTGTTGAAAATGGTTACCTTCGACGCGAGGGGAACAATATCATCGCCAATCCATTAGAGGTTGAGAAGAAAGGTATCATGGCTCTCTATAATATGCCGTTGCGCAACATCGGGAAAATTAAAAATCATAAATGTCAATATACTCTGCGAGATGTTCAAAATCGTCTCCGTCAGATTGTGCTGATTAACTTGGTTAGGATTAACCGAAGTATTCAGGATGCAGAAATAGTTGTGAAGGATGCTCGCACTATCTCTCAATACAGGAGGAGTGTGAAGTTATTAAAACGCGTGCCTGAAACGAAGGAAAGCGTATTACAGGGATTATCAGCACAACGAGCAGCAGAGAATATGCACGTATCAAAGAGCAAGGCTCGTCAACTTATTGCAGATGTTGTTGAGCGCGGATTACTCACGAGGAAAGACAACTCAGCCCGCATCATGAAGATAACCGATGACAGTTGGCGATTTGACACTATCATGTACAATAAAGACGATTACGGCTTACCCGGTTATCTATTCCGATGGGGTAATTATTTGTATTTAAGAACCCCCCCAATGTATAGTGTGACTGATATTTGTCAGTATCGTTTTAATCGCGACGAAGCTCGCACTCGTCATAAGCAATATTTGTCAGGTTATACCTTTGGCGTTGGCAGCTTTGGCGAGCTTGAAAAGGCGTTTGATTTTAAAATTCCCGAATTTTGAAATTAGGGTGAAACACGTGTTCCCATAAAAAACACCTTTTATTAGTTGTGAAGAGAGGAAAAACAATGGAGGAGGCGGTAGCCTCCGACAATTATCATCAAAGTATAGTAGGATATGAAACAGAAGCTAAGATTTGTTGAACCTGAATACGATTGGAGAAAGGACTTCGCCAATGAGTTCTGTTTGTTTGACGATTACGAGAATATTTTACCTGAGCGTTTGTTAGAGTTTAGGGCTATTAATGCGAATGGTATATCCCCAAAGGTTATTGCTTTAGCCGAAATATTGCGTAGACGTGGAGTCTCGTTTAAGCTGTGTTTCCCCGTTGGTTGGGACGAGAAACGGTTGAGGTTTATTGACCTTGTTGTTGGTTGTATAGATGTTGCTGTTGTCAATGTCAAATGGATATACCATAGCCAACGAATATCTGATATTGAAGAAATGGGATTTACCGTGTTTAGTTTGGCAATAGACTCTGTTGCACAAATAGCAGATGAAATTATGTCTATGATTAGGCAGAAGCAGCACTCGCAGTTAGTACAAAAACAACAGCAGAAGCGAAATAGTTACACCTCTGCTGTCGTGTGAAGTTTTTGAGTTATCTTCTTCGCTTAAATGCGCAAGAATTGAAGCTGCTGCGTCGATTGCTTCATCAGGCACAACGTCAGCGTAATCATACCATATAACTTCCCTCGCCCATATTCTGTTTATTTAAAGTTGCGATAATCTATCACCATAGCAGATTGTCGTCATCGAGACAGACAAGCATCTTGTCGCTTGGGTCATAGCCTTGTACGATATAGATAGCTGTCACATCAGCAGGGTTCTCGAAGTCGAGTCGTCGGGTAGCACTTTCCCATTCATATTCATCAAAGTCATCGTCTTCCGGGGTCAATTTTTCGATACAAAACGCTCTGACAAGTTCGAGTTTGAAGTCTTCGTAAGCATCTTCTTCGAGAGCGAAAGGGTCTCCGTTCGTAGTCGCTACCCCGCCGAGCGCTGCTTTAGCAAAATCCTCTTTTGTTTCGAAGCCATAAGCTCCAAGCTTAACTTTTAGACTAATAAGATGGTCTTCGATGCTGTAAGTGACGCCATCCTCCGAGTAGCTTGTTTCACCCTCGCGATACACAAGATTGCACTCATTATCATAATAGCCGGCACCTTTGTACCATGTGGCTGATTTTCTCGCTTCCCCGGTTGTAATTTCTTGGTCTTCGGCGTAAGCCTTGACGATGGTTTCGAAATCATCATCATCGTAGTACGTATTATCGTATGCAGCGATATTACGTAGAGTCTCTTTAGCTTCTTCAAGCAAATAGCCCAAGCCGTCATTATTATCCCATAGGTACACATTGCCGGGTTTACAAAGTTTGGTTCTCGCAGCATCTTTGCCGCCACCGCTTCGCACGATACAATAAAGTTCTTCTTTCATTTTGTTTTAGGGTTAGTTTAGTTAAAATATATCTATTAGATGTTCAATTTCATATTCTTCTTTCGGCTGTTGAGTTTGGACGTCCTCAAATTCGGCCAAAATACGTTTTCTCTCTTTGGCATCCTTGCGAGCTACCAACGCGATTTTTATCGCGCCGATAGTCGCTAATATCAAGAAGACTATTAGCAAATCAGGGCAAGCTACATAAGCCATCATCAATATTATTACGAGCCATACTATTATACCGATTATCATGTTGCGAATATAGCTAATAATGTTGAATTACGCAAAATATTGTAATACCTGCTCCGAATGGTGACGGATGCCACAGACTATATACTTGTTAGTCGTCTCTATATTAGTGTGACCCATCATTTTAGAAATACTGTATATGTCACAGCCATGGAGATAGAGATTTGAAGCAAACGAGCGTCTCGCTGTGTGGCTGCTGATTATATCACATTTTTCAGCCGTAATATCTTTACCCGCTTTGTATATCCTGACTTTAGATGTAATGCCACAGCTACGAGCCATGCGCCGCAATGTATCATTGAATGTCGGCAAAGTCACCTCCTTTCCCACCATGTCGTTTAGCAAATCCCTTACAATTGGTTTTAGTGGGATTGTGGCTAATATGTGGGTCTTAATTGAGACGTAACTAATATAACCATCGACAACGTTTGTTAAATCAAATGTCATAAAGTCGGAATGTCTCGCGCCGGTATATGCTCCGAGAAGGAACTGCGTTTTGACTATTCGCTCCGTTAGGGTCTGCGGTTTGTAAGCTGCTAATTTAGATAGCTCATCATCCGTTAGCCATGTCGCGACAGACTTAACTTTGCGGGGCGACAGCGTTTTGCCGTAATCACGCGGTAAGTCTATATCATCGCGGTAACGGTTTATCACTGCTTTCAACTTCGTGCAATACTGTGACACCGTATTAGGCGAAAGCTCTTGGAGATTGTGCATATAGTCTACCATCAGTTCGAGTCTTGACCGGCTGAGATTTTCCCATGTTGCTGCTAAACCTGTGGCTTCCACGAAGTAATTAAGGATATGCACATATTGCGGATATTTCGCCGCGAAAGCATCTTTAAGTGTTATCATCTTGTTGCCTCCTGTAATCTCTCTGCGGATTATATAATTGATCGTCGATACTCTCTTGGCATATCAGTTTATTAAGATATGCCGTTAACTCAAAATTCGGAGTACGCGCGCGGAGGTACGCCAAAAAATTCTCCGAGTTTGTCGTGACCCTGAAGGTTTTTATTGGTCGGGGTATTTTATTTTTCATCGTCTTATTATGTTATATATTATTTATCGTAATATCGCAGTAGTCGTAATAATTGACGTTATGCTTATTTTCTGCGATGTCTTCAATTTGGTAACTTGTATGTAGTTCACCGTATTTCTTTACAAGCCTTTCAATCGCTTTGCGCATCTTGTAAGAATTTGAATTTATTTGTTTCAGGCAGGCAACCACGGAAGCAGCCGCCCCGCCTGATTAGTTATTTATTAAGTTATTCCGCCGTGCAAAGGTTAAACATCTCTTTATATTTGGGTGATACGTAGATATAGCGCGGGTAGTCATATCCCTGTGGGTCAATAGCAAACCATTGACCACCCGCCACGATGACGGTAATACATTGGAAAAATGTTTTCACCTGTTCGGGTGTCAAGTCCCACGTGTGTAAGTTGTCGGGTATATCATCAGATTGAGAGCCGCCGACAATATTATATAATTGGATAAGGTTAACGAGTTCCTCGTACCTCGGAAGGTGTTCCAGGTTAATGACCCGTTCAACCCTACACAGCGCCGAGTGATAGCCGTATTCGCTTATAGAGCCAAGCTCGCCGGTTAATCCGCCCTCACCTTTCAACCCCGAATTAATCAGGGTTATATATTCGCCCTCTTTTGGAGTGGTACAACCATTGTTGTACCACATTTCAGCGAGACGCGAATAACGCGCGTAATGGCTGTTGTCCCTTTGCTCCCACTGCGCCTGTACTCTTTCTTTGGCGATGTCTTCAGCTGCGTTAAGGATATCCGCGCCGAATGTTTCAAGATACGCGCCACGTGATGCCGGCGACATCACCTCATTGTCCCAACCGAAACAGATATAAATAACATCGTCTCGGTTATAGTCTTCCATTAGCTCGTAACTATCGAAGACTTTTACAAGTTGTTCGACAAGTTTATTTAATGATACCATAGTAGTTTATTTTTATTTGTTATTGTTTCTTTACCTCTTTCCGGGATGTCTGATTACACCCCGGAATTATCATTGGTTACCAAATCGCCTTTTTGAGTCTGTTTTTAAGTCTGTTTTGTTTGGCGTTGGTTTGTTTATCACTGCCGCCGTTAATCATATCAGATGCCACGCGCTCAAGTATGGCAGCCATCAAAGGATATACCGCGCGGTAATCGTTGGGGACATTATCAAGATTAATATGTCTGTTATATAACACACTCTCGATACGAGATTGCACCCATTTTTCGGTAGGGATGCAGTCCAAGCATTTTTTTATAAAGTCTTCTTTTGTCATGGTTAAGGATGCTTTATAAGTTATTTATTTATTTGTTTGTTTATTGTTTAGTTTGATTTGCAAATGGTTGAGCAACACGCACGGAGCAGCGATAATAACGAGCTTGCAGGCGTATGAGTATAAGCCGTAATAGACAGCCGCCGCCGCTGTGGCTATTATCCCGGTGATTATTACCGGGATAATAACATGAGTAATTAAATTAAACTGCTTCATCGTTTTGAGGTTTGCCGTTAAGGATATAGTTAACCGCTTTTTCAGCACGACCGGCAGCGAGTACTACACATTTGGGGTCGTTTTTGATTGCTGATTTCCAACTTTGGAGATATGCCGCGCTGTTTGTCATCGTGTTATCTTGTTGGATGCCAAGATAACCGAGCATAAAAGCCGCTCCCATTTCTGCGGTGAGTTCCTCGCGCGAATAGCTTGCATCGCCGAATGATTTAATCTTTTGCATATCTTCGCGGTTACAGCGGGTTTTAATCCCGGTTGAGTGCGTCAACTCATGGAAGAGGGTGGAGTAATATTCGCTAACCTCGTTATATTGTGAGAGCTCCGGTACTGTTACGCTATCATCTGAGGGTCTATAATATGCATCGTTAGATTTTGTTATATGCAACGCGATACTTTCTCTTGCCACGTAATCAGATGCCACTTTGTCGGCTGCTTCGATTGGGTCAAGTTCTACGGCGGGCGTATCATCGCCGGCGTTAACGCCTGATTTCTTTCTTGCCGGTATGTTCTCGCAGTCCTCAACATTAAAGACATGATACCACTTTAAAACGGGGTAAGACGCTTTGACGACCTCGCCGCGCTCGTTATATCGCTTGTTTCCGTCTTGGTCTGTTGCATCCTTTTCGACGAACGACCAAAATACAACGGGGTAACCTTTTGCGCCGCGCTTGACGTTACCGCCGAGCTTCTTCGCTTGCGCGAATGTGATATAGTCGCCATCGCGAAATTCACAAAGTACATGATTGAGGAGCGAATAAGGCTTGCCGGTGGAGTAGGAGATGCAACCGGCGAATATCTCACCATGGACACCGCGCCACGGTTTGCGCCATGGAATTAAACCTTTATCCATGATTTCGAGCAGGCGATTAGCTACCTTTGTGTAAACGTCGCTCTTTAAGTTTGTTTCGTTTTTCATTGCTTTATTGTTTATTTGACTTTTATTTATTATCTTTGCGTCGCTTTATAAGCTAATAAACTATTTGTTTATTTGACTTTTTGCTGCCGGCGAGCCTGAGAGGGTACACCGGCAGCGCGTTTTTTATTTGTTATCTTTGTAATGGTCAACAGTGTTAACGATTGCGATGATCAGACCAAGGACAGCAACGAAACAGCCGGTTAAAGCTGATAGCCACGCGGTGAAGAGCTGCGCTGAGTTCGTAGCCAATGAGAAGTAAGTGGATGAGATGGCGACGAATACGAAACCACCGAACAGGCAGACGAGAAGAGAAATAATATCGTCGCTGTGGATTGAATTAAATAAACGTTTCATAATTGATTTGCTTTATAAGTTAGTAAACTACCAACCGTTTAACGGTTGATTTCTGTATTACAAAGGTACAAAATTCCTTTGACTCCACAATGAAAAAGCAAGTAAAAATACAACTATTTTCTGTTAATTAACACTATTTAACTGATTAATATTCAGGAGGTTAAACCACTTTAGAAGATAGCAGAGTATGACAGCTCGGTAGGTTTGATTATGTATTACAAACGGCATCGAAACAACCACAACCGGCAGCGGATCAGACAGGAAGACCGGCAAGAACTGCGACCATCGCAAGCCTTCAACATAACGCCGCCACTCATGGCAGCACTCGCCGCCACTGACGAGCAAAGGGAGTGACACCGCCGGCAGTTTGGCGGGTAGTGATTTTTTCCGTATCTTTGCCAATAACGAAACGAATAAATAAATCAGCATCAAAATGAAATACACAAAAAAAGTTGATGAGTTAATAACGTTATATGCTCTGCATCCTGATGATGTATTTTTCGCTATCCTCGTAGCAGGTGGAGCGGGGCGGGCTGAGTCTGCATACTATGCATACCATCCGGCAGGGCGAACAAGCGAGACAGCACTTGCAACACTCGCCACGAGCAAGGCGAAGGAGAAGCCGAATATTAATAGGTTGATTAATGCTTTGAAAGGTGAAGCCCTGAAACAAGTAAAGGAAGATTTAAACGGAGAGATAGAGGGGATGGACATCACGACCAAGGACGGCGTTATCGAGTTCCTCCAACGCCGCGTAAAGTCGACTATTGGCAAAGAGCAATTGGAAACCGTCAAACTAATTGCCGACCTAATGAGAATGAAACAAGAAGAAAACAAGGAGGAGGAGGAACGAGTCCACATCTATTTGCCGCAGTCATGCGCGAATTGTAAGTATAAATCTGCATTCGGCAAAGAACAATTGAAGCAATGAAAAATGACTTTATATTACTATGTATAACATTAAATATAAAACCAAAATTAACCCAAATGTTAAAAAAAATTCCGCCCCCACGCGAATGTGACGGGGACAGGGAGATAGATATCGCCTAACGTTAGCCAGTAAGCGTAGCCTACCCCACCCCCCCCACATACGCCGTTATACAACACAGTCAGCATCCCTCAAAATTTTTTTTATTTTTTTTACTCCAAAACCGCGTCAGACACCCTTCTCGCAGTACTTTGTTAGCTGGGTAACTTTTTTGCACACCCCTAAAATTCCACTATGTATATAAAAATGTACCTATTATGTATATATTAATGTATATAAATTAACGTATAATTATATGTATATCAATATATTACGTTAGTAGTGTATATAATGTATGATATATTGTCGTAAAAAAGAAAAATATAGTAAATTATATATAAAAGTTTTTTATCATACATTATATACATTATATACATTTTGCTTGATAATCAATGAGTTACAAAGCGATTTATATACATTTTATATACATGGATACTTTCCATTTTTTCATACACGCTTGATTATCAACATTTTATCTTGAAAATTTGCACGTAAAAACGACTACAAACGAAGAAACCAAAACCGCTAATACGTTCATTATCAATACTTTGTTATTTTCTTAATTATTCTTTGTTGTGTATATAACTTTAATTTTTTAGGCAAAAACTGCGAAATTATTGGTATTTTTGACTATATTTGCAACATCTAAAAGGCACATCCTATGGCAACAGCTTACAAACATCAGCAATTGTTAGACTTCGTATTTGCGAATATTGACAGAGATAAGCTCACACAAGCAATGTCGCAAAAGAAGTCGAGTGAACGTACAGGCAGTTTTCAAGAGATTGCCATGGACGCGCTAAAACTTAGCCCTATTGGTGTATTTAATAATGATCCATACTATTTTACAGGCAAGGTCTATGAGAAAATGCCTTGGACAGAGTTTACTGCGTTTGTACAAGACATGATGCAATATGCAGGTCTGCCTGCAAAGGATAATGGTAAATACGGCACTATTAAGAACTACCTTTGCGCGACAGTTGCAGGCAAAGAACTGATTATAGACAACAATATTGTCGTTATGCGTAATGGTGTTTATTCATTCAACGATAATCAACTGCATAGTTTTAGCCCTGAGTTTATACAGACAACATACGTAGACTACGATTATGACTCTCACGAGTTTTGCCGCCAATGGCAAGATTTCTTAGACTTTGTTCTCCCCAATAAGAGACTACAAATGGTGCTGCAAGAGTTTTTAGGAGCGGCATTTATCAATAGAAACGACGAAAAAGTCAAGATAGAGTCTATGTTAGTGTTGTTAGGACGTACAGGTGCCAATGGCAAGAGTGTAGTCTTTGAAACTGTCTTAGGTGTATTGGGAAAGCACAATGTCACTACATTTAGTCTCGACAACCTCGTTAAAGGCACTGAGAAGTTAAATAGTATTGCATCTATCAACGGCAAACGTCTTAATTACAGCTCAGAGGCGCGTTGTATTCAAATAGACAATACAAATGCTGATACTATTAAAACACTCATATCGGGAGAGCCTATTGTAGCAAGGCAACTCTATAAAGAGGCGTTTACAGCACACAATATACCGTTGTTGATGATGAATGCCAACAAAATGCCGCGTATTTTAGACCCATCAGCATCACTAAAACGCCGCATAATCATCATCCCGTTTGAAAAGCGTATCCCACTTGAACAACAAGACAAGGAAATGGCGCAACACTTAGTGCCTGAGTACTCAGGGATATTCAATTGGATTATAGAAGGTCGTCAACGCCTTATTAAGAACAAGTATAAATTCACTGTCTGCACTGAAATAAGCTCGTCAGTTGATGAATGGTATGCATCAGCGAATACTGCTGCACAATTTATGTGGTCAAAGGGATATGCACCAATTTTTGACTCATCTGTCAACACTTACAGGAAAGAAGTCCCTGCAAATACACTATACAAGAGATATGTTGCATGGTGTCAAGAACCGGGAACAGACCACACGTGTCAACCTGAAGATGTTAGGACGTTTGGGCGTATGCTTACAGACGAAGGCTATCAACGTACAAGAACATCAAAAGGCAATGTGTATTCAATCTACATTCCCGATGACACAGCAAGCCACTACAACAAAGTGAATAACAGCCCTGAAGAACAATGGCGTGAAAAGGTTGGCAAAGTCGTTATAAACGGCAGGAAACAATGCGCTGTCGGGTTTGAAGGCTTGGCTGCTATCTGTGGCATATCAATCAACACAGTTAAGAAACTGTTTAGAAACGGCGAGTTTGAGGGTATGTATCACACACAGGGACGTAGGAAGTATTTCCACCTTTCAGAGATAACTACAAAGTTGCATAAACTTGGTATAAAAAGAATAACGACATAATATGGCTAAGAAGATTAAAAATCAATATCATATAGGCAACTACATTTTGTGTATCGACAAAACGTCGAGCCACTCGTGGTTGCGCATACAATCTGTTTCTTCAATTTGGGTGTTGAGGTTTCGTGATGATGATGTTATGGCTGTCAAGTTACTTGATATGCTCAATGATAGTCAATATCACAGCATCTTAGAAGCACATATCAACATGATGTACACTATTTGTCACAATAGGTATGATAGCGACTTCATGATTGACTTTGCAAAGGCTCATATAGAGTTGTCAGAGCGTCAACAACGCTTAGAACCCGAATATTCTCAAGTAGAGTCTGACAAAGCAGTTGAAACAGAACTTAAACGTCTTGAAATCATGGGTAAAAAAGATACATAGAAATCATGGTATTTTTAAGATTAGATTTTGTTTTTAAGGTTTTGTTTTAAAAAGCACCCTCTCGTGATGAAAGGATGCTTTTTTTTTCTGAACTCATAAACTCACATGGATATGTTGTAAATATAGTGAATTTTATGTATATTTGCATCGTCATTGTGAAATGATTTTATCGCTTAGTAATATGTGTTTTTTGTTTTGAAGTTTATCATATTTAATATTTCAACCCGATAATTTTGCTTATAACGCTCTGGCATTGCAAGTGTTGGGGCGTATTTTTTGCTTGTTTTTCACTCGCTTATATTTGAATAGTTGCTTACCTTGCATTTTATGTCAAACTTTTTGCATTTTATGTCAAACTAAACAACAACAAACGTTAAGCCATAGTGATTTTTGGTGATTTTACCTTTATTGTGCCCAATAGTCTATATAATTCATAATGTTAATTATTGTATATTTAGGGGTGGAACTCTGGGAAACTTTCTCAAATGTTCTACCCCTTAAATATTAGAGAATTTTTATAAGTAAAAATAGAGTGTTTTAATGTACGTTATAATGTGCATTAAAAAAGCCCTTCTGCATTACCCTTATTAGGTAATTTGACTTTGCCGTTTTTAGCTTCATAGGAAGACACTGCTAATTGCATAGCAGCTTCTATCACGTGCTTGATTTGGATATTCTCTTTGCGAGCGATAGCGCGTAGCTTCTCCATTAATTCGAGATTAGCAATAGTGCAGATGCGCACGTACTTTGGCTCGCTTGCATTCTCCTTTTGTTGCGATGTAGATTGAAACATCGAAGAGAATGACGATTGTAAATCTTTCTTACTTGCCATATTGATATATTTGATAATAAATATTACTTGTATGCTTAATATTACAATTGCTCGTGTTCAATAAATTCGTCAGCAAGGCTTTGGTAGTCCTTCGCTCCGTTGCTTTGTGGTGCGTACGCAGTGATTGATGCCGACATTGACGGTGCTTCTGCGATAGCGATATTCTCGCGTATGTGTGATGAATATACGTAGTATCTTCCCGATGTACGCAAAGTGCTTTCAACAACCTTATTGAGGTTGCGGCTATTCCAACGAGTGATTACAACACCACTGATACGCAACTTCTCATTGAGGTGTTCGCGCACCATATCTATGGATTGAGAGATTAGTTCAAGCCCGCGGAAAGGCAGCGTTTCTGCTGTCATGGGGATTAACACGGCTTCTGCTGCAACAAAGGCGTTGATTGTGAGCAACCCCAACGCCGGTGAACAATCCAACAAGATAATATCAAAGTCTTTCAAGTGGGGTTTGAGTAAGTCTTTCAAAACAGACTCGCGTGAGATACGTGATGACAACTCCATTTCGATTGAAGCCATTTCGATCGATGAACCTACAAGGCTCAGGTTGGGAGTTGAAGGAACAGGAACAATGGGGAGCTGACCGCGTTTAACTCGCATTGCCGAATAGATTGAAATTTCTACCGAAGGCTCGATTTGCAACAATGAAGTTGTAAGGTTGGCTTGTGCGTCAAGGTCAACAAGCAATACTCTGTATCCGCGATTAGCAAGGATTGTGCCAAGCGATGCCGTTGTGGTCGTTTTGCCGACACCGCCTTTTTGGTTGGCGATTGCAAAAATTTTTGACATGGTTTTTAAGTTTATTTGGTTTGGTATGCAAATATAGTAATAATAGTAATATCGCGCATACTAATAATATAAACATACTATATAATTAGTAATATTTAACGCAATAGCATACTAATAATAGAAAACATACCGATATAGATATCTATACCGATATGTTTCTTACTAACTTATAAACCAATGAAAAAAACAAAACGTCTCACAACGTTACAGTGCAATTTTAATAAATAATCCTATATTGCAAAGATATAAATTTATTCTATAACAGGGATAGCAATACAACAACAATTTGGGTGATAAGGCGGCAAATCTGAAGTGTCGTGATGCCAACCAACTTCATTGTCGCACATAGTGCATGGATAAGAAGAGCCGCGCATAACGTACCAACCAAACACATTATCATTTGCTAAATAGAGCTTTCTCATTACGCCACGCGCAACAGTATATGATGCAAGTGTCGATATTGCCGTTGTCATTGATGTTGACACGCCACGCCCATATGACGGTATAACTATCGGTAAACCTTCACGCATAGCTTCTTTGACTACCTCGTTCAAATAAGGGTGGTCGAGAGTTGCTTTAATATCTTTAGTTGCATCATCTTGTGCGGCTCTTGCGAATAGCTCTGCTGCAATCATAATTTCCATTTCACGAGCCAATCTGTCAGCGTATATGTTGATACGCTCATCAAACGTCAATCCCGCTACCTCGCCGAATATAATTTGCTCCAATTCATCTTGCTCATCTTCGGTACAATCTTCGTAAACGTACTCTTCTATTTGTTGCCGGATAAGCGCGAGTAATTGGTGAATTGTTGTTATAAGATAACTGCGAAACTTAGGGTGCTTATGTCTGAGAATTTTAACGGCTGTGAGTTTGTGTGTAAAGGCATATTGTACAGCACCATCCACCAAACGCCCAACTATCTGACGGACGGCACTGACAATATTCCTTTGCAACGCAAGACGAGCCAAAACATAAGCCTTGGCTGTATCTATTGCGCCTTGTTTCGGTTTTTTACTGTCACTCATTGCTTACTTGCTGGGCTTGTTTCGCTGCAATCTGTGACAATAAGTCTGCCGATTGTTCTTCTTTCATCTCTCGCATAATGCGGTCAAATTCATTATTCTTATCGTAGGTTGTCTGTTCCGAAGCAGTCTCCTTTGAGAGAATATTGGCGTTGACCGCACTAACGAGATTATTGATGAGTTCCGCTGTGTTTTGGTGGATATAAGGCACGATGTATGACAAGATATTGAGGTTTTGCATCTGCGTGAATTTGCCTGTTTCAATACCGTAGCCATACAAGAATAGTTCTTTGAGTTCATCGATCACATGGTCGTACTCTTTTGCGTCGAGCAACGCGCGTTCAAGCGACGGAGAATAGATGAGTTTAATGGCAACACCGGGTAAGTCGCCCGACTTGACCTCAGGGGGCATCACAATGAATGCACCCATGAAAATCATTTTAAGTAGGGTGTTGATTTGTAGCTCAAATGCTGTTGTGCCATTCTCGCGACTGAGGAAACTTGCATCATCATCTTGCCCCATTGTGATAGCTTTGACAGCACCATACATATCACCTTGTATCTCAATATCCTCACCTTTGAGTATCATAATTGGGAAGGCGTATGCCATATTGTTTTGGCAAAGGTGTGAAATGGCAAGTTCATATTTGTCAATTGCATCTTGAACAGGAGACCAACAAGCACCAATCTCGTCACGATGATATATTACAGGAATTGAGCCAAACCCATGTAATTCCTCGCTGACAAGGGTGTAGCCTTCAAGGTGAAACCATGATTTGATTTTATTGTATGTCCCCTTTAAACCCTTCATATCCATGCGATATGTGCGAAGGTATTGATTGTCCCAAATTTCAACCCATGACACTTTCTCTGACGAGTCTTCATCATAGTCGTAGTAATGACGGGCAAGTCCGTCTAATTTACCCGTTATACTGTCGTAATGCGGGAATAAAGTATCGCCGTTGAGGAAAGATAAAACCTTTGAATAAACCTTGCCTTCGTGCATATACAGCACCATTGCGGCATCACCTGTAATTTTGACAGACTTAAAGAAATCGTATAGTTTGATGTCTATATTCTTATCGAGCCAACCCTTTTGGAACTCTAAGAATAATTGATTTTCCTCATCACTAACAGTCTTGCTGTTGGTAAGCTCATGACGAATATCATTACCACAAAGGTGGACGAGTTGCTGCGCTGTGATTATCATTTGCAGCGGGAAGCAAGCGCGAAATACGCTCTCTTTGAAATACTGTTTGGTATTCTCGTCATACTTCACCTTGTCAGGGTAATACTCTTTTGAGTTGATTTTATGCCCTGTCGGGTAATATTCTCTCAGAAAGTCCGATTGTGTTACAACATCGTATAACATCTTTTCAGGCATATACAGGGGTTTGCGCGGGTCTCGCACAGTGCGCTGTTGAGTGAAATAATCGGGACGTATCCTTGTGAAAGGTGGTCTCGTTAAAGTATCTGCTATCATAATAATCCTAATCCCTTAAAGTGTCTATTACGTTTTTTAATGTCGAATATTTTAATCATTAGTAACCCCTCCATGAAGTCGGGCGAGTGTCCTACCAATCGTTTCATGATTACTTTTTTGATAATTTTCCAACCGTGTCCGTCGTCATTATCATCTTGGCGAATAGCCTTGCGCTCTCTATTCAAGATTTGAGCCAATGGCGTATTCTCATACCCCCTACCGCTATATTTGCGTTTAAGCAATTCAGGGTTGATTGAGTATTCGTCATTGATAATGTCGCGGGCAAATAGATAAGCGGCTTGTGATTTTAAGTCATGATATACGTTTTTGTATTTATCATCAACCGCCTCAGTATTACAAAATGGCAATGCGCGTGGGAAAAAACCTTTGAGCGTCTGCCCCAAACCATTAAGATCGTAGGTGAAATTCTCCTCACGCACACCCCACTCTTCGAGTTTTGCCTTGATTACATTCACCGTACTACGTGAGTCTAATCGGCTAACAAATAAGTCCTCTACATGATGTCCAACAATAAGCCAAAGCACACAAGCATCGCCACCGTCAAAAGCAACGTCACATGAACAGCGTCTTACGCCGTCACCAACTTGCACAGAGTTGTTGAAAAACGCCTCTAAGTGAGATTGCTTAATGAAATCATCGCCAACATCTTTGTACTTCCAATTACCTTCGAGGTCACGAGCGCGTTGCTCCTCTGATTGGTTAGCCAAGTTTGCCAAATAAGTCGGGTCGGAAGCTAAGAGTTTAACGTTGTCATGCAATTTTGCTTCGACAAAGGCAACTGATTTAATAAACAAATCTTGTGGTTCACCATATACGCTATACTCAGGAAGCCAATATCGGTCGATAATGCTGTGGCATTGCTCGTACACTTCGTTGCGAGTGTTACCCCAATAAATAGAGTCAACACTATCGCCGTCCATGAAGCAGTAACGCACAACACTATCGCGTTCGGCAATTGGCAGACCGTCTTCGCCAATCCACCAATCAATGAATTTTGCAACCCAACTATCTGGGTCAGGGTTACACGTACCAAAAAATCTGTTGCGAATACCAAAAGCGTTACGATTACAAGTAATCAAATATTTGAACTTTAAGTATTCCATATGTGTTATTTCATCGACACCGATGTACGAAAACTGACGACCTTGAAAGCGTTTTTTAAATTCGTCGTAAGAGTCAGCGTGATACGAGAAGCGTAGAAAGCCGCCGCGATTAAACACCCAACGTTGGTCTGTCTTCGAGCGCAATCGTTCTCCAAACTCGCCAAATATTTGGTCGGACGTTTCTGCAATATCAGATAAGTCCTCAATCTCATTACGAAGTATTAGCGCACGAAAATTGGGGTTATTCATGTCATACGCAGCTTCGAGTAACAACGAGAATGTTTTAGACCCACCACGACAGCCACCGCCAATTGTAATGTCGGCTGCGGATTTAAGCATATTTTCCTGCCCACCTTTTTGGGCAAAGATGGATTTGCTCGCAGGATGTTTGTTTGCGATTTTGCGGATTTTACATAAATCCTTGTAGCTCAAATGTGTTGATGTGTCTATCATTCGTATTGGGTGCGCGGCAGTTCTAAACCGCCAAATAAGATATTTTGGACAAAAATAAAGATTTTAAGTCGAAAAACATTACTTTTTTACCAAAATATTTTTCTAAATAGACACAAAACTATTATATTTGCGGCAAAATAGGTAGATAATCAAGAGAGGTTATCTAATAATATGAAGAACACACTTTTTTGGTTTGTATGGAAAAAGAAAAAATCTTATCCACTATTACTGAACAACTCGGAACGACCGGGCTGTCAGCAAAAACAATCGGCGACTATGTTGACGCTAATTTACCCGCGGAGGGTGTAGAGCCTGACGATGCTTATTTCAGTAAGCACACGACTTTCCTAAAGTCTTTGTCAGGTAATTTCAATCATGATGTTGCAGCACAGGTTGATACATTCAAGAAAAACTACAAGCCCGAACCGGCACCACAGCCAACAGTCGTTACGCCAACCAACCCACAGGGCGACGATACAGAGCTCCAAGGGTTGAAAAAAGAATTAGCCGAATTGAAAACAATGCTATCTGAAAAACAGAGCCAAGAGAAGCAATCGGCTATCTACAAGGAAGTAAGAGAGAAGATGCTTGAAAAACACGCGGACGACACTTACGTACTTGATAAGACACTTCAGGGTGTGACTTTCGACGCCAAAAAATCAACGGATGAAATTGTTAAAGAACAGCTCGAACGCTACGACAAAGAGTTGACCGCGTGCCGTGGTAATGGTGCGAAACCTCGTATCACAACGAACAATCCCGGTAAAACAAGCAGTGCCGTTGATATGTTTTTTGCTCGGAAGAAAGCTCGCGAAGGATGGGGACAGGAAAAATAACTATTACATTAACTAACGTAAAACATTAACAGCAATGGCTAACTTAGGTAACACATTTGATGTTCACGAGTTTAGTGTAGGTCGTGCACGGAAGGTATGGCGCGAAACACGTCATCGCTACCCCGGTGGTGGTCTCGTATCTAATGTTGCTGATTGGGTAGACGCGAAGGTTATCCCCGCCGGTACTCCCGCAGTCTTTGATATGGAAGCAAAAACCATTAAAGCCTTCACTAAAAATGAAATCACCGAGGCTGAAACATTCGCAGATCTCGGTGCCAACGGCTACATTCAGGAAGACTTACCGATTAAAGATGGCAAAACCATCGGTTCTGCCACCGTTGTATATGACGGTGAGTTGTATGGCTATATGCTCGATGCTGACGTATTGGCAGCAATTAACGCAGCAGGTGGCATCGCACAGGTAACTATTGTTTATTAACCCTTAAAGATTTAAAACTATGGCAGCAAACACACTTCCCGTTGATTTGTATCAAGTGATGGCTTTGGGTCTTGGGGGTGAAACATTCCAAGAGTTCATCGACCACTACAACGAAAAATACGACAAACTCGAAATCGACGGCTTCGAATTTGAGCCAACTCGTGTCAGCTATACATTTGCACAAATCATAGCAAGCACCGGCGCAACAACTTTGCCCGCTTACGTAGACCCTGAGTCTCCCGGTTACGAGGCAGCTCTCCGCGAAGTTCAAGGTCGTACAGGCAACATTCCTACCTTAAAGAAATTCTACCGCCTCAACCGCACAACAGTGCGCGAACAACTTCAACTTATTCAAAAGTTGGGTGGTGTTTCGCAAGGTATGGAGGATGTCTTCATGAACTTGCTCGATGAAGGCTCTGAAGGTTTGATTAAGTCTTACCTCAATGCGCTCACTCATCAACGTCACCAAATCGTTTCGACAGGTAAGTTTATCATCGACGAAACCAACAACCCGCGTGGTCTCCGAGGTATTACAATCAACTTCGGCATCAAAGACTCCCACTTTGACAACCTCACAGGCAACAAGCGTTGGTGGACTAAAGAAGACCACACCACCGAGAACGAAGGTAGCGACTCAGACCCGATTGAATACATCAAAAACCGTGTCAAAGCAATCCGCCGAACATACCACTATTATGGTGCAATTCGCTTGGAATTAACGCAAGATTTGCTTGACGACCTTTTGACTCATTCAAAGGTTCTTAGCCGTATCGGTAAGGCTCTCTATCCTAATGCGTCAGCAGAGAATGCTCTCGACAATGCTCGCAACCAAACAGACGAAGCACTTTTGGCAATGCTGAAGAAACTCGTCAGGGTTGACGAAATCGTTGGTCGCGACAGCTACGCATACGTTGACAAACCCGGCAAAGACGCTGACGGCGTACCCGACTTGATTACCTCACAAGTTGAAAACTTCAAGAAGGAAAACATCGCATTTGTTCCTGTTGGCAAGATTGGCGGTATTCAAGGCGTTGAACCTCTCGACCTCGGCTACAAAGCTGAAGACATCGGTTCATTCCATGACGGTCGCTTGAAACTCTATCAACGAGTTAATCAAGAAACCCACTCTCTGTACATCGAGTCGGAAGCCGCACAACTCTGCGTACCCTCAGCAATCGAGCAAATGTTCATCAGTACGGTAACTGTCTAACAATAAGCTCCACATATCATGAGTTCTGAAGCTATTACAATGCAGGAATATCTCAAAGGTGTAACAGCCTACGATATTGCGGATAGCGCGTTGGTGACAATAAGCGTTAAGCGCGGATTTGATTTACTAACACCCTTCGAGGGAATCAAGAACTTGCCTGATAACGAAGGCTTGAAATTGATTGACCTTGCCACAGCAGACCTCTATATGTGGTGTGCATCGACACCTTCGACGCGCAACGACACAGAGGACTCCGATGGCGGTTGGAAGCACAAACAGGGTGGTTGGCAAACGAGCGCATACGATAAACGTCAGCTTCGCGCAATGGCTAAAGAATTATATGAGAAGTGGGGTGAGACTATCACTAAGGCATCAACTGTACGAATTGTTAACTTCTAAGCTATGTCAGGCATCAACAATCCTCGCTTCCCGCATACTTGCGCAATTTATCGTTTGGTGGGTGTAACAAACCTCAATGACGGTGAGAAAAGTGTATTGTACGAGGGTGAATGCCGCAAGGAGTCTTCGACAAACTTGCGCACATTCAAGACTAACAATGTCATCAAGGCTGACTATCGCGTAGCCTTACCAATCAAAGGCAAATGCGATATCAAAGCAGGCGATTTTGTTGATGTAACTGACTTTAGTGGGACTTACACCGGATGCTTAATTGCAGAAGTGTATCCGTCAAATCTCGGCACAAGCATATACTTCAACCTATCAAAGACATGAAAGATAACGCTGCATTATTCGATAAGGGCATGACAAAAGCCACCAAGCTCATTAGTCAACATCTTAGCAAGATGCTGTCTGGAGCAGCTGACGGTTTAGTTGCCGATGCACTTGAACGCAGAATATATTCAGGTCATAACATGACAGGCAATACAGCTACATCATACGCTGCGGGGGTATATGTGAATGGCTCGCTACAAAAGGTTCATAGAGATGGCAGAATGAAACCACTCCAACGGAAACTGACGGTAGGGCAAAGGTTCTCCGCAGGGCGCGAGCGTTGGGATGGTGATGTCCAAGAAAGAACTTTTACGGCGGGGGTTCAAACAGATGGAGATTACGGGTACAGTTCAGTAAGAGATTGGCTGCAAGGTTTAATCCCCATAAAAGATGGCTTCCAAATATGCGTAATGTCAGGAGTTGAATACGCATTATTCCAAGAGAGAGAATGTGATATCGACGTGTTAACAAGTACTTTCATGGAAGCACCTGCAATTATACAATCGTACATTAGACCAATTGAGTAATGGCACTATCGTTTAATCGCAAAGCAATTTTGGCAGACTTGCAACAAGTCTTTACCGATGTCGTAGACACGATAATTTTCACTGACAGGACAGAAATCTCTCCGTCACAAGTGGATAAATTCGCAGTTATACGACTACCACAAGGCATACGCACAGCAAGCTCTATCCGTAACGAAACATACGCGCAAATAGTCTTATTCGCCCGCAACAAAGAATACGGATACGAAGACACCAAAACGCTCGATGAGATGGAGCAATTAGCATTGGCTAAATTCCCAATCTCCACAGATTTGCTCACAGGCTTATCTCCGCGATTGATGAATGGTGGCAACGACTCATTAGGTTTCCACTCAGTGATAATTCAGTTTAAGATAACAATAAGAAAATATTAAAACGTAATATAGCAATGGCAGCAATTACAATCACCTCTAAGTTGGCTGACCTTGATGTCATCTTCAATAAGCTCACCAACGTATATTTCAGCAAGACTGAAAACTTGACGCCTAAAACTATCGAGTCATTCGATGTTGAGTTTCCCGTTCTCTCTGACGGTGTGACCTTCGACACGGGCGCACCCGACATCACTCGCGTTAAGCTCACCACAGGTAGCACATGGACTTCACTTGCCGATGCAGGTGATGCTGATATCCAATTCCAAGTTGCGTCTATCGCCAACGTAATCAACGAAATCTTCCTCAACAAAGTCACCGAGACCGCAGAGGCAATGGAGAATACTTTGGAAGGCGTTACCTACGAAGGCTTCGGCTACGACCTTGCACCTAAGAAGGTTACAGGTTCACTCTTACTTGTCAGTGAAGACAAGGAGACCGCAGTGTTGCTCACTAAGGTGGAAGGCTACGGCTCGCTCATCAGCGAACAAGGCAAGCCCGCTTACTTCAACACTCAGTGGACTCCACTCAAAGACAACGGCGTTGCCCTCTACATCTTGCAGAAAAAAGCAGCGTAGGATAGTGTGATATTATATATACTCAGCGGTGGCGCGGCTTCAAATGCCACGTCACCGTTTTCTATTAATTAGCCCAACACAATATGGAACTACCCAACGAAAATGACGAGAGACTTCTCAGTCAGCTAATAGAAGACGAACCCACAGAGATTACCTTCAGAGGGCGCAAACGCAAACTTGGTTGGATACGCCGCGGCACAATCCGCAAGATAAGCCATATCATGACGCAAGAAGGCAATGACGACAAGGCAACTTGTCAAGCTGTCGCAGCCATCCTGCTCAACGGCTATTGGAAAATCAAATTTCTATGGTGGCTTAAATGGCGTTGGTATTACTACATCTACCAAGTAGGTGATGACGAATTGAAGGACATTTTGGCAGAAGCTAAAAAAAAAATTCCTGTGAAAGACTATTATCTTGCTACCATATTCTTGACCGCGATAAGGGACACGACGATGCAGATGACGAAGCAAGAAGTAGCCAATATCCGTCAAGAACAGTCTGGGGGCAAAGCTGGGAATTAACCAAAGAACGGCAATGGCTTGCAGAACCAATGCGAATACTCGGCATTGCTGTAACGCCCCCAATGTACGGCTTGAATTGGCTGCTCTCGGCGGCACAAGTTGAATTGCTCGCGATTGACACTTGCATATTAGTGACTAATTCAAAACGCAAAGATGGTGGCGGTAAAGACAGAGGTAAAAAATCCAAGACTTTTAGTTCTCCATCACTCAGCAAAATTGAAGAAGTCACAAGGCGTTGGAAAGCGAAATATGAAGGTCATGAAAATGAAAAAATTCCATTCAAAGACATCTTTTAGACATGGCTAACTTAGGTGATTTATATTTCAACATACTTCTGAAGGACGAAACAGCCGCACAGAAGAACCACATAAAGCAGCAATTACTGAGAGACCTCAATGCGGAGATTGCAGTCAAACTCAAAGACCCGCAATCTCTCATTAGGGATATTCAGGCATTGTTGAAAGCGAACACGTTTATTGCAAGTATCGGCACGCAACTCAATACGCAGCAGCTGCAAACCGCAATCAACAATACACAATACACGGCGCACATTACAGTAATTGCTACGGAGTTAGCTGAAAGCATTACAAAGGCTATCGGTACAAAGAAATACCCTATCTCCACAGCAATTGACGCAACTGTGTTAGGTCAGCAATTGACAAACATACTCACCACAAAGGGATATAAGGTTAATGCAACAGCCAATGTCGCAGAGTTATCAAATAGTATCAAAATGGCTATTGACGGGGTTAAACATACGCTCAAACTCACCGTTGATGTACCTACGTTGTCGCAACAGCTTCAACAAATTCTACAAACAAACTCTAAGTTAAAAGTCACCTTTGACAAGTCCAATATTCGCAACGACATACAAACAACATTGGGGCAAAACCCATTCAAAATCAACATCGTTGTAGATAAGGCATCAGCTACACAAGCGGTGCAAATGGCTTTGCAACAAGCTGTGTCTTGGAACGGCAAATACACAAAAAGCGATTTATTAGCTGAGAAGGCGAAGACAGAGCAAGCCATGCAACGTTATCGCGATGCACAAGCCGCACTTCAAAAAGTCAGGGCGGCACACGTGCAAGCTCGCGACGCAGCTAATGAACACACGGGCGCAAGTATTCGTTTACATAGTGCATTGGGTTCTAATATCAGCGTTGCAGGACAACTTAAAGACCAATTCTTATCGCTTTATTCCGTATATGCGGCAGAACAATTCCTAAGCAAAGTTGTTGACATCGGTGGTGAATTGGAACACCAACGCCTCGCGCTTGATGCTATCCTAAAAGACAAAGGCAAGACACAAGACTTGTTCAGCGAAATTCGCTCATTGGCATTGAAATCACCGTTTGGTGTAATGAACTTGAACCAATACGCCAAGCAGCTCTCTGCATTCACTGTACCTTACAACGAATTGTACGACACAATGAAACGCCTTGCCGATATATCAGCAGGTACGGGTGTGGATATGCAACGCCTCATCCTCGCTTATGGCAAGACTAAAAACCGCACGTTCCTTGACGGTCTTGAAGCAAAACAATTCGCCTACGCCAACATTCCTATCTATGACAAGTTATCTAAAAAACTCACCGAGTTGGAAGGTAAATTTGTCAGCGTTGCCGAAGTAATGAAACGTATCTCCAAAAAGCAAATTTCATTCGACATGGTAAAAGATGTCTTGTGGGATTTAACTGACGAAGGTGGTATGTTCAACAATATGCAAGAGGTCTTATCAGGCTCGGTAAAGACACGTTGGAAACTTGTAAAGGATGCACTCGACTTGATGTATGGTGACTTAGCAGAGTCACTTTCAACGCCATTAAAGGGCGTTGCCGATATCCTCATCTCACTTACAAAGAATTGGGGCAAGGTTGCAGCTGCAATGGTAGTTGCGGCAGGTACTTATGGTGTCGTTAAGGCTGCAAACTATTTACTTACTAAAGGTTTAATGGCAGAAGCCACAGCCACAGGCACGGAGATTGCGGCGACAAAACGCTCTGAGGCGGCAAAGATAAGGCTTGCGGCTACGTATCGCCAACTAACAGCCGTAGAACGATACCAACTCACCAATTCAAAAAAACAAATAGTCTACGATATTCAAGCGGCAATTACAAGTGGCGCACTCACTAAAGAAAAAGCGTTGCAGTTAATTGCAATGAGAAAGCTCTCAACGGAACAAGCTAAATATCTTGTAGACATCAAGATGATTACCGAAGCAGAGCGTCTGCAAGCGGCATCGGCTAATCGTTGGAGAATTGCATGGGTACAATTTAGCAATGCAATGCGCGATGCACGGGCAAGTGTTGCTAAAGCACTACCTTCACTTGCATGGTTCGCAGGCATTACACTTGCGGTTGAAGCCTTCATGAAGTACAAAGAAAAGGTTAAAGAAGCCAAAGAGGAAACTGAAAATCTACGTCAAAAAGCCAACGAAACATTTAAGAATTTAGGTGAGAGCTTAACAACTAACTCACTTGAAAACTTGCCAAGCATGACGCGCGAACAAATCCGCGCAGCCATTGACGAGATGGTACAAACTATTAAGGATTACCACCCCGCAGCAGGCAATGTACTTGAAAGTATCTTTGGAGACACAAGTGGCACAAAGGATTTGATTACCCAATTCAAAGAACTCCACCAAGCTATACTTGACTTGTACGAAGCGCAACGCATTGTTGCTCAAAACGCCGAGTTACCAATGAACGCCAACGACAAAACTGACGGTTGGTTTGATGACTCGTTGGTTGAGAACATCAACGATTATTCTGCGGCAATGGCGGAGATGAAAAAGGCAGAGGAAGATGCGGTATCGGAAGGTATTTCCTTGCAAGACTTGCTCCAAAAGATTGCCGATAAATACCCTGAATTTAAGGAGAAGGCACAAGGTAAATCTTTGTCTGAGCAACTGAATATACTTAGACAATTCTATCGTACGCTTTCAGCATCATCGGATAAGGTATTTTCACCATTGTATAAAATGGTTGCCGAGTCAAAGGTGCTGTTTGACTATATAGATAAATCAAAAAACGCTTTCGAGGATTTTGACAAATTAGCCCCCGATATCACTACGTGGGTAAACTATGTCAAATCTACGTTATCGCAACAAGGCTTTGACTTCGTGAAAGGTCTCACAGGCGCACAAGAGCAAGCTGTCCGCACATTGGTAAAAACACTTGTTGACAGTGCAAAAGAAGCATCTCCCGAAATCCGTGCCGAGATTGAAAAGCAGTTGCTCGAAAAATTCAACATTAGCGTTTCGGTTGATTTTGAGGGTTCTGAAAAAGCTATCGAACAATGGAAGGAACGTCTCAAACAAAGTCTGCAAGGCAAATACGATACCGTAGTCAATGCAGCAGCAGACTATGCATCGGTTATCGACTCTGTGCGCAAAGCTCACAAAGAAGCCAAGGAAGAAGCGGAGAAGTTGAAGCCTGTATTAATCAAAGCGGGTATTTCATTTACCCCCGGTAAAAAGATTACAGGTCTTAGCGTCATGACGCCGCGCAATCAGGAAATTGCCGAACAATACAACGAGTATATCGACAAGATTGACGCAGCCGTTGCCGGTGCAAACACCGAAGGGTTTAGCCTTGAAACCGAGAAGCAACAACGCGCAGCAGCAAAGCAAGCAGAAAGCGCGCTCACCAAGCGTTTAAAGGAACGTTTGTCGTTGCTTAAATCGGCTTATTCTGAGTATCAACGTTGGACTGAACTCGTCGGCAAAGACGCGGCATTGCAGAAACTTAAAGAGAGTAATGTTTATTCCGCTCTGTTCTCCGACAAAAATTTCAACATCGAAGAACTTCGCACCAACATCGTCAGCATTGTAAAACAAGCAAAAGCCGCGTTAAAAGACACATCGGCTCAATCCTTCGCGCGTCAAGGTGAAGAGGAATTGCTGAAATTCGATTATGATGAGACAAAGAAGCAACTTGACGAGACCAAACAAGCCATCGAGAAATTCGTATCAGATACAACAGACCAATGGGGGTTGTACTACGATATTCTCAACAAGACAGGCAACAAAAGCTATGCCAAACTCGCGTTCTCCAAAACGGGTATATGGGATGAAGCGGCAAAGACAATGCGTGATAAGTTGGAACAAGAAATGTCTAAGCTCAACATTGGCGACAAGATTATCAATTGGGATATGGATAGCGCAGAGGCAAAGGCGTTTTTCAACAACAACGAGGCTCTGCTAAAGTTGTATCAAGAAACCCAAAAGCGAATCAGAGCCAATGCGCGTACCATGCTCACCGAGGGTGCAACAGCTATCGCTTCGCAATACGACAAGGAGGAACAAATCAAAGTATTGGAACAGCAAATACAAACCATTCGCGACCAATACAAAGACGAGTCAATGCTCCCTGAAGGCGAGGAGGCTCGCATCCAACAAATTCAAAGTCAAATTGACGAGTTGAAAAGTGATTTATTCTCACTCTCACCACTTTATCAACAAATCTTTGGCTCAATGAAATATCAAGATTGGGGCGCAGTGAATAAGTCGGCAAATCGAGCCAAAGAACTCGTCAAGAACGCGGTTGGTAAAAATTTTAAGAATGGCAAGCCTTCTATTTATAAGTCATTCTATATGGATGGCAATGAGAAAAAAGAAGTTACTCTTACTGAGTCCTTACTTAAAAAGTTGCGCGACTCTCTTGACGGTTTCTTTGACACCAAGGTCGAGAAAAACCCATTTAGTACATTATTTAGCTCTATTGACAACCTAAAGAAGCTCTACAAGAGCACCGAGAAGGATGTAGATAAGGGTAAGGCTTGGCGCGAGGTCGGAGCATCGTTTGCCGCTTGTGCTGAACAAATCGCTCAAATCTCAAATTCATTTCAAGAAATGTTTGAGGTGTTGGGTGATGAGAGTGCGGCAAAGGCAATGGAAACAGTATCATTTGTCGCAGAGGGTGCAGCAGCAATCGTACAAGGCTTTGCTTCAGGAGGCGTGTATGGCGGTATTGTGGCGGCAGTGACAGTGGCAGTGAATGGTTTAACAAAAATATTTAGCGCACATCAGGCGGCACTTGAAAAACTAATCAAGCAATCAGAGCAACGTGTTGCTCAAATCGAAATGATAAGCGATGCAATTGACAGATTACTTGAACGCTCGCTTGCGAATTACACCACAATCAGACCGGCAAGTTTGGATGATGATATTGCAAAGCTGGCGGAATATACAGACCGCCTCAAAGAACTTGACGATGCTATTGCCAAAGGCTATCACCCATCAGTCGGTGATACTGAGCGCAGTGATATAGAGGCAAATATTGCCAGATACACAGAGCGCATCAAGGCTTACCAATCAGGAGGTATATACGCTTATCAACGCCAATTATTGCAAGATGAACTTGACGAGAAAAAGGCTCAACTTGCGGCATTAGAAAAAGAGAAAGGCGACAAGACGGACGAAATCAACGAAGTCACAGCGGATATTGAAGAACTCGAAGACCAAATTATAGATTACGCCGAAGAGACAGCCGACTCTCTGTATAGTATCAATCTCAAAGATTGGGCAAGCCAAATTGGCGACGCATTGTTAGATGCTTGGCAAAAGGGTGAGGACGGAGCAAGGGCATTCAATGCTACCGTTGCTGACATCATGAGCGATGTTGTAAGCAATGTTTTAAAGTTGGGCGTAATCCAACCCGCGCTTGAAAAACTGCAAACGATGTTGTTCGGTGAGGATGGTATGAGTGGTATGTTTGGCAAAGACTTCGCACTTGACGAGATGGAGATTAAGACGATTGCAGACTACTTGATTGGTATTAGAGACAAAACAGATGCTTATTATGAATACCTCGACCAAATCGAGGATTACATGAAAAAGAATTATGGCATATCCCTCAAAGATGATGACTCGTCAGGTATGACTAAATCCATTCAAGGCGTAACTGAGGAAACAGCTGATTTGCTCGCAAGCTATATTAATGCAATTCGCGCAGATGTATCTGTTAAACGTGAGTATATCCGTCAGATTGTCGAAGATTATATGCCGCGTTTCTCTGTTATTGTCGAAGCACAGTTGCGCCAACTTGAAGCAATCGCTATCAACACAGAGAATAATGCCAAAGCCGCCGAGGAAATCAAAGATTTGCTTTCAAGCAATATCACAACAGGTAAAGGATTTAAAATCGCATAAAATATTCGTTATGGACATCACACAATTAAACAACGAATTACGTCAACAAGCCATCAACCTCTCTGCTTGTCAGAAGGGGTTGGCGGATTGGCGTGACGATAAATCACTCATAGGACTGATACAGCTATTCAAGCGCAACTCACAATTCTGTTTGTACAAAGGTTATCCGTCAAGTGATATGGTATTCGATAACTTCAACAGAACTCTGTTAAGGCTACATGGTGTCTTCGTTGATGACGATAACATCAATGAGCAAATCGACAACGGGACGTATGTATTTCGCAATTCAACAGCCAATTTGGATATTAAACAATTCCAAGCAGTGGCGGTTAAAACATCAGCAAGTACGCTCGATATTCATGTATCGTCATTTGCGTCATTAACGCTGTCAATCTACAATGGCGGCAAATATACAGTCAACACCGATGTCGCGGCAAGGGCTGTCGTATTCGATTATTCGGACGGTATGGCTGATATAATCGCAAATGACAAGGTTAAAATTTTCAGAAAAAAGTTGACATTATGACGAATATATTGGCATAATTGGCTATATTTGTCAATATCATAACTAACACGTGAAAAGCACATGAACACATCTGATATCCTGTTTCAAAAACCTACTGAAACATCTGCGCATAATGCTATGGTCGAATGGCAGATAGGCTGCACATCGTTTCCGTTTCAGTTGATTGGGAACATAAAAGATTTATCAAATCGCGACTTTGCCAACGAGGATGGAGAAGACACCTATTTCCCTCTAAAACTCACACAAAAAGCATTTGACATTGACCTCGAATTGGCTTACAAGGGTTCGATAGGGGAAATCTGTGCCAACTTAACTTCGTTTATTCAATACCTGACAGGTACAGACACAGATGAAGGCTCAGGTACAGAGTTGTGTATCTACGACAACAACAGCGGCAAAGGCTACGCAGGGTGTTATCTTAAAAGTTCAAGTGATGACGACTTCAACAAATCAAATTGCGATGAAGTTATGCCGTTCAAACTAACCTTTCGCGTGACTAAACCAAGTAGTGTGGTTCAACTTAACAACAATTCAATTATTACTGATTAGTTATGTGGAAGGTATATAATGCTGACGGCACAATTGTAAGGTGTGAAGTTGGCTCGTTGGAATACAATGGTACGTGGATGGGCGAATGCTATGTCACCACAACGATAAAATCCCCCACCCCAATTGCTTTTGAGATTGGCGACTATTTGGAATACCGCAATGAGCGGTTTGAAATAAACTATGATCCGACAGTAATCAAGGCGGTAAGTGGTATTAGCCGAGGCGAGGAATTTAAGTACAGCGATGTCAAATTCAATTCACTGAGTGACGAGTTGACGCGGTGCGGCTTCCTTGATTATGTATCTGAAGATAATCAAATCCACTTCACAAGTCTGCCTAATTTCTCATTCTATGCTTCATCAATAGCTGATTTGGCGGAGCGTATTCAGGTTAACCTTGACCGTATCTACACAGACGATAAAAAATGGACGGTTGAAATCAATGAGGGATACGTAGACAAGACTAATATTAGCATTTCCGTATCAAATATCAAAGTGTGGGGTGCGCTCGAACTTGTCAACACCAAGTTTAAAGCCAATTTCATTATCCGAGGGCGTACAATCACTATCGGAACGGCGGGCGTACCAATCAACACTGTATTGCGACAAGGCAAGGGCAAAGGGTTATATCAAATCAAGCGCGAGGCTGACAGTAATCAAGAGATAATAACTCGTCTCCGCGCGTATGGTTCAACGACCAACATGCCTTCTCGTTATTACAATAAGCTATCAACAGGTATTCCTAACAATATGGCGGTAACCAATCTAATGTTACCATCATTCCCCGATGAAACGCTCGACCCCTATATCGACAGCCCGAATATTGAAACGCTCGGTATTAGAGAAGCAACCGTATTCTTTGACGGCAGCGATGACGACTTAGATGAGATTTTTCCACATCTTGAAAGCGAAGTTGTAGACGCTGAACAAGCAACAGATGATGGCACATGGGACGAGTTGGAGGAAGGTGACGAAATTCCGTCATTTAAAATCTACATTAAAAATATTGGCTTTGATATTAATGATTATCTATCAACAGAAAGCGCAACAATATCATTTAAGAGCGGTATGTGTGCGGGGCGTGAATTTGAAATCACCGGATGTGCCTACAACAAGGAAACAGACCAATATGAATTGACTTGTAACCGCGTTGAGGATACGGATATTGATTTGTACTTCCCCAACCAATACTACAACATCAAGAGTGGTGACACATATACGTTGCTCAATATTGAGATGCCCGATGTGTATATCAAAGAGGCATCCCAAGAGTTGTTGGCAGCCGCACAAGCCTACCTCGCCAAAAACGACTACACGAAATATATTTACACCCCTGAGATTGATGAGATACAGCTTCGTAGGCAGCATGATGAAGCGATAGCTTCTGACGGCGTTGTCGATAGTATTTATCTAACTATCAAAGAGGGCGATTTGATGTTGTTTGAAGATGATGATATTAAAGTCACAGGCAGTATCACCATTGATACACTCAAAATCACCGAAGAAGATGGTAAATTACCAACGATTAAAGTAACTCTGACAGACGAAAAAACCGTTGGCACGATTGAGAAAATCCAAAACCAAATCGACAGCATCATAAGTGGTGTCGGTGCGGGTGGTATCGGTGGTTATAGCGCAGTTCAAATTCGCCAATTAGTACAAGCCTTCGGGCGTGAGATGTTCCTGAGTAAGACATCTGCTGACACAGCCAAAGGCTTAATTCAATTTATCCAAGGCTTCCTCGTTGGCAGTGGCGCGTATGGCATGACAGCCGACGGCAAGGCAAAGACAAGCGGCATGACCGCAGGCGACTACGTAGCAGGCTACCAAGGTGCAGCAATCGACTCGGCAGGCAACGC